CAAGCCAATGGAAGCTGTCCTTGACGATTTCAAAAGACTTCGTGAGCAAAGCAAATCAGCCAAAGAACGGAAAGCCTTAGAAAGAGATGAGCAGAACGTACAGGATGCTGTTAATAACTTACGTGAACGTCTTTTAAATATTGATAGGCGGTCAGATTCCAGTGACGGCGCATTGTTTTTCAACCGTGCTTTGAGACGAACAAACTACCTTCGCATGATGGGGGGAGTACTGCTCTCCTCTCTCACTGACATAGCGACGATCTCATTGTCCCACGGTGCCAGTAAGCACCTCAGTGAGATGGCTAAGAACATGGGCAAGATTGGCAAAGAAGCCCAAGGCATGAACAACAGGGAACTTGCGTTCATGCTGTTTGGCGCTGAAGGCACCATGTCTCAGGCGCGTACCGCAAAGCTTGTGGGCCTCGATGATGATGTCGCACGAAGGGGCTTTGGGTCTGGCATGACCCGAAAGATTACGGCTGGTATCGA